GCATTTGGGCATACCAACAAATTAAGCCCTTTTTGATGCAGACCATAAGTAAATAGCGTTTCTTCCCGATGAGCTACACGGGATAAACCTAAGTTATAGTCATGCAATCCAGCACGATATAAAAATGAGCAATGCAAATGCTCTACTTTTGTTGCTTTATTGATAATTCCCCATTGGATATTAGGTTCTTTATCAATGTCAGCAATTTTTCCTGTGGATTTAGATGTGTCAAAAACATTGGGCATGGTCAAAATTGAACCGCCAACAGCGCCTACATCAAAATTTTCTGTTGCACATCTATAAAGCTGTTCTAATACATTTGGCTCTGGAATAGCATCATCATCTACTCGCCAAACCCATTTGTAACCCATTTCATTTGCTTTTTGATGAATGTAATGCTGTCCTTTTTTGTCGGCAAATAGCCATTCCCATGCAATCTTTTTGTAATCTAGGATTTGAAATATATGCTGATATATAGGGTTTTCCCGCATATCTTCGGGATTGTTATTGTCATCAAATATAACGAGCTTATCAGGGCTTTTAGTCTGATTGGCTATAGCCATTAAGACCATTGGCAAAGTCGTTGTATAACGCCCTCTGGTGGCTACTGAGCAGAGTATTTGCATAGCATTAGGTTGCATCTGTTTTGTTCTGTAATAGGTTGTAGTTCTTTTGTTATTTGCCCATGCTCATTGACATATTCAAATTCAAAATCTGGAAAGTCTGCTTCTGTAAGACCATGTAACTTGTGATGCTCACCCCAAAAGCCTTTTGGCTCATTGTGCGGCACAGTAATTAACAGCCTTTTGCAATGCTGTTTTAGCTTATTTACTACTTCCAAGCCATTATCTAAATGCTCAATAACTTCAAAAGCAACAATAGTATCGTAGTTAGCCAAATTATAGGTATTAATATTGCCATACAAAAACTGACAATTATTACCCCAATGCTGATTTTTAGCCACATCCACAATGATTGGATCATAGTCAATCCCTGTGTATTGAATTTCTTTAGGGAAAAATTGACTGCCATATCCTGTAGTGCAACCAAGTTCAAATAAAGTTGATCCAAGAATTTGTTGATTAGCCCACTCATATCTTTGTCTTTCTCTAGGAAATACTGCATCACCTTTTAGGAATACTGCTCTTTCATAATTGTTGGACAATCGCCATCTATACCAATCAAGATTATATTTTTTGGCTAATTTAAGTTCATTTAGCAAAAACTTGTTATCCCAATCTTGAACCAATGCTAAATCGTGCATTGTTCCTTCTGCTTTGTGGTAAATAGGAAAAGTGCCATTGTTGCCACAGTCCACAAGTTTAAAGCCAGCTTGTTCAGCTTTTAGGCAAAATTCTATATCTTCACAACCACCAGTATTAAAGTCATCATTAATATAGCCAATCTTATTAAAGACTTCTTTAGTAATTAATGCACAAAAGAAAATGCCAAATTTAGATTTAGTAATTGGGGAATATTGTCCAAGCACATAATTGACATCGCCTTGGTCTAGCATTTCTAGCCATTTGTTTTTAGGCTGATCTAGCAAAATGGTGTCATTGTTTAGCAGAATAATTTTATCTGCTGTTGATGCTTTAATGCCTTCATTGGTAGCTTTTGCAAAGCCTAGTGCATTGTCATCCCATCTAAACTTCATATTGGGAATGGCAGTTTTTAAATATCTAAGGTAATCCCTAGTATTGTCTGTGCAACCATTAGCAGATATAACCAATTCTACATTGGTCATATCTGTGTATTTGATAATGGAATCAATACAAGGTTTTAAGTATTTTTCGCAATTATTGTAAGTCGGTATCACTACCGAATACTTTATGGATTGCATCACTCATCCTTTAAAAGTGTTTAGAATAACATAAAAAAAATATTTATTGCCAAGGTAAAGGCGCTGGTACTGGCATGGGGGGCGGATTTATTTGAGCATTAATTTTTTCTTGAATATTATTTTCAAAAGAAGAAATAGTATCTTCCCCATAAGATGCTTGAACCCAACCAATTACTTGTTCTTCTGTAAGCTGATCGTAAGGGGTAAATCCAGCACCTTGTTGCAATTCAAAATTTCGCCAAGCGGTAATATTTGCTGTATAAGTATCTTGAACACCAATTAGCTCCCATTCAGCAGATACCACTACATCTTGTTGCCCATCAAGAACAGGCACTACATTCATTTGCAAAATAGACCAAGTATAAGTTGTCATTAGTATGTATTCTCTGTTGTGTTAATTCTAGCTACCCATTGTATAGTTTGTCCAGCCACTCCTGTAGCAGTTACAGTAAGACCACCATTGGTAGTATCTGCTGTTACTGCAATAGCCCAAGTTGCCGCATTAGCATCTCGTGATATTAAAGTAACTGTAGGAGTTCCAACTAAAAAGGTCTGTGATGCACCAACAACTCGTTTAATTTGACCTTCAATAGTCCATGCCGAACTTGATCCTTGACCGACAATAGTACCAGCTACAGTTTGTGATGCAGTTGTTGTATTTGCATAAGACACAGAGCTACTTGTGCAAGCTGTTACTATTACAGTTCCATTATATCCTGATGGCGATACACCAGCTACAGTAATAGTTTGTCCTACAGTAAATGGTGAAGCTGTTTGTGCGGCAAAAGTAAGGGTTGCAGTTGTTCCTGTTCCTGATGCGCCTGTAGTAGTAATTGGGGTCGTAGCATTAAATTGCCCGTTAGCAATAACCGAACCTTTATAATAATAAACCGAGTTATCAGGCAAAATAATTTGATTGGTTGTAGATGCAGCACCATTTGTTGATGTTAATGCTGTTGGAGTTGCTGTGGTAGTTTTGCAATATAAATTTAATAAAGAAGATTGCATACCGCCTTGAGTGATAGTGCCAACGGTACTAGCATTAATTGTGTTTAAACCTTGAATTGATCTAGTTGTAGCATTTGTTCCACCAATAATTGATGAAAAACCACCGCTAGTAGTATTAAAAGACCCACCACAAAGAACCGAATCTTGTCCACTAGCTACATTACTATCTCCAGCGCCAATAAATGCTTCTGATCCTGAAGCTGTATTAGTTGTGCCGCCAACTATAACAGCAGCTGAATTGTTTGTAGTATTACCATTTCCAGTTCCAATAAAAGCAAAACTGCTATTATTAGTATTAAAAACCCCCCCAACAACTATACCGTAAGAACCAGAAACGCTATTTTGTCTACCGCCTGATACAACACCATAGGCGGCATAAACAGTATTAGATAATCCACCAGCAATAGTGCCATAAGTAGAGCCATTTAAAATAGTATGACCTGTTCCGCCTGAAATAGTTGCATAGTTACTGCTTGCTATGGTATTTGTATCACCATTAATAATGCTTCCCGAATTAACGCTATTTCCGCCTAAAAGAGTTCCATTTAAAGCTACCCATTTAGTAGGGTAGGCTGTTATAGCACCTGAATATACTCCTGTTTGTTGAGATATATAAATTAAAGTTAAATTTTGTGCATTTCCTAAATTAAGAAGTATTTGAGAGTTCTTATCGCAAGAATCATAAATAGAAACTAATTGAGCATTTGAGCCTGTTTGATTATTTATAATTGTTATTTGTTTTCCATTTGGCGGGGTAATTGGAAGATATAATTTAATATTTGTGGTTGATCCACCAGTAGAAATATATTGAATTGGCGCACAATCATCTTCTAAACTAATAGAATATGCTGATGAACCAGCACTAGGTCTGCTAAAGTCCCAGTATTGAACAGTAGGGGCTTGAGTGCCAACTAAGCTATTAAACATTAATAATCCCCACCTATTGTAGAGCAATCATAGCCTGCGGCTACAGCAGTTCCAAAAGTAAAATAAAGAATATAGCCCGCTGGAATACTAATATTTAATGGAATAATAATATCTGGCTGTTCAGTTGTTTGAGAAACGGTTGTAGCTGATAAAGTGCGTTCATATATTTGTGTATTGTTTGCTGCTGTTCCTGTAGAAGAACCATTGTTTAACCAAACCCGCATTACTGTTTGCACATTAGTGCCTAATGATCTAGCTCTTACAAAATCTACTCTTGAGCCATTTGTACCAGCCGTATAGCCTGAGTTGTAGTTAGTGCCTGATGTTAAGTCAGTAGTAGTGTTAGCTGTTAGACCAGCCGCATTAACCCAAGTAATCTTGGGTGTTAAGGGAAAGATTGGTGCTGTATTTTGAGCCATTAGAAACCTCCAAAGATTTGGGCTTGCATTTTAGTAATTGGTAAAGATGAACCACCACCGCCACCCGAACCAGAAAAACCTGAGATACCACTATATCCAGAAATACCAGAACCGCTGTAGCCAGACAATCCTAATCCTGAATAACCAGAAATTCCGCTATATCCTGAAATGCCAGAATACCCTGAAATTCCAAAACCCGAATAGCCCGAAATACCAGAGCCTGAATATCCAGAAATACCACTACCAGAATAACCGGATACACCTGAATAACCAGAAGTTCCTATACCTGAGTAACCTGAGATGCCAGAGAATCCACTTATACCACTTCCAGAATAACCAGAAAATCCAGAATACCCCGATACACCGCTTCCAGAGTAACCGCTGTAACCACTAATTCCTGAAAATCCAGAAGCGCCATTAGTTCCGCTGATGCCAGAATAACCGCTATATCCGCTAATACCAGACCATCCTGAAGTTCCTGAGTAACCAGACCAGCCTGATGTACCAGAGTAGCCAGAAGTGCCGCTATAGCCCGAATAGCCTGACCAACCTGATATACCACTTCCAGAATAACCAGAATAACCACTAGCACCAATTCCTGAATAACCAGAGAATCCACTAATTCCGCTACCACTAAATCCAGAATAGCCACTAACTCCGCTACCGCTGTACCCAGAAATGCCAGAGAAACCGCTAAAACCAGAAGTAGATGCTCCAGAATATCCAGATATTCCTGAACCGCTATACCCGCTAAATCCAGACAAACCAGAACCTGAATATCCGCTTATTCCAGATCCGCTATAACCCGAAAAGCCACTTGTTCCGCTTCCAGAGTAGCCACTTATTCCACTTCCAGAATAACCGCTAATACCACTATATCCGCTGTAACCAGAAGTTCCGCTGTAACCAGAAGTTCCGCTATAACCTGATATTCCGCTATAACCTGAGATACCAGAAATACCACTAAAACCTGAAGTTCCAGAATATCCTGAAATGCCTGAGTAACCTGAAGTTCCAGAGTATCCGCTGATACCTGAGTAACCACTAAATCCGCTAATGCCTGAGTAACCAGAGAATCCTGAGATTCCAGAGTAACCACTAAATCCAGAGTAGCCAGAAACACCAGAACCAGAATATCCGCTAATACCTGAAAATCCTGAAATTCCACTAAATCCGCTAGTGCCATTAATTCCTGAAAATCCAGAAATACCGCTATAGCCAGAAATACCGCTGTAGCCTGATATACCGCTAAAACCTGATGCACCGCTAAAACCAGAAATACCTAAACCGCTATAACCTGAGTAACCAGAGTAACCCGACAAACCAATTCCTGAAAAACCTGAATAGCCACTTATACCGCTTCCTGAATAGCCACTAAATCCGCTGGTAGAAGCCCCCGAAAATCCTGAGTAGCCCGATATGCCAGAACCAGAATAGCCAGAGAAACCTGAAACTGTTGCACCAGAATATCCTGATGTTCCGCTATACCCGCTAAAACCAGAAACAGTTGCACCACTATAACCAGACCAGCCCGAGATTCCACTTCCCGAAAATCCTGAGTCTCCACTAACCCCACTACCTGAATATCCTGATTTTCCACTAAAGCCGCTTATGCCGCTTCCACTAAACCCTGAAAATCCGCTAACACCTGACCCGCTAAAACCTGAGTAGCCTGAATAGCCAGAAACAGTTGCTCCTGAAAATCCGCTAGTCCCTGACCAACCACTATATCCAGAAGTAGCAATTCCTGAAAAGCCTGAGTATCCACTAAAGCCGCTTTGCCCTTGTGGACCAACAATTTCGCCTACATTATGCCAAGCTGTTCCTGTCCATACATATAAATCACCATTGGAAGAAACAATATAAGCATCATTTGGTAAATTTCCAACTAAAGGCAAATCGGCTGGAGTAGCTACAGTTCCTTTGATATTAATGGATGTACCTTGAACTCCACTAAAACCGCTGTAGCCAGAGAAACCACTTGTACCAATACCTGAATAACCAGATGTTCCAGAATACCCGCTAAAGCCCGATATAGATTGTCCAGAAAACCCTGAGATTCCAGACCAACCACTTAAACCACTTCCTGAAAACCCTGAAAATCCTGAAACTCCGCTACCACTAAATCCTGAATAGCCAGAAACAGTTGCACCAGATATTCCAGAAAACCCCGACCATCCGCTAATGCCAGAACCCGAAAAGCCAGACTTTCCAGACCAACCGCTAATTCCAGAACCAGAAAACCCAGATATACCAGACCAACCCGAAACTCCACTACCTGAAAATCCGCTAATACCAGACGCACCAGACCAACCGCTTACACCACTTCCACTATAGCCTGATTGTCCGCTATACCCACTAAAACCCGATGTAGATTGACCTACAGCACCACTATACCCAGATTGTCCACTATACCCACTTAAACCTTGTGGACCAATTAAGCCACGATCAATATTAATAGTCTGATTAGGAGTAGGAGTTACATTGACCAAAACATTATTTTGATCAGTTACATTGACTGTCATTCCCATATTAGTTCACCACTCCGTCAGAACGCACTAAAAATAGC